TGTTGATGAGTGTCACCTAGTGAGCCACAAGGATGAGGGCGGATACCGCACCCTTTTAAACGACCTACAAGCGATTAATCCTAATCTTAGGGTGGTAGGGTTGACCGCCACGCCTTATCGCCTTGGGCACGGTTTAATCACGGATAAGCCAGCATTGTTTGATGCGCTGATCAGTCCGGTGAGTATTGAGGAATTGGTAAAGAAGGGGCACTTAGCAACGCTGCGTAGCAAATTGACAGCCGAGCGCTTGGATGTAAGTGGGGTACATAAGCGTGGTGGCGAGTACATTGAGTCCGAGTTGCAAGCCGCGGTGGACAACAAAGACAAGAACATTGCGGTGGTGCGTGAGGTCATTAAACTTGCCGCTAAAAGAAAAGCCTGGTTGTTCTTTTGCGCTGGCGTTAAACACGCGCAGCACGTTTGCCAAGAATTAATTAACCAAGGTGTAAGCGCTGCGTGCGTGACGGGTGATACGCCAAAAGGCGAACGCGATAGGATTTTGACTGAGTTTAAGGCTGGGCGGATCCGTGCATTGACTAACGCCAACGTGCTGACTACGGGTTTTGACTACCCCGACATTGACTTGATTGCTATGCTGCGCCCGACCATGAGTGCGTCGCTTTACGTGCAAATGGCAGGGCGCGGTATGCGCCCCAAAAGCCACACCGATCATTGCTTGGTTTTAGACTTTGCCGGTGTGGTCGAAACTCATGGCCCGATTACCAACGTGCAACCACCAAAGAAAGGTGGGTCGGGTGAGGGCGAGGCGCCTGTCAAAGTGTGCGATGAATGCCATGAGATTGTGCATATCTCTGCCAAAGTTTGTTCGAACTGCGGCCATGAGTTCCCACCACCGGCGGAAAAGAAACTAGTGCTGCGCCATGACGACATTATGGGTGTAGAAGGCATGGACATGCTTGTGACCGATTGGCATTGGCGCAAGCACATAAGCCGAGCCAGTGGGAACGAGATGATTGCGTTGACGTATTACGGCGGGCTAACGGACCCGCCAATCACAGAATACTTGCCGGTGCTTAATCAAAGCTTTGCGGGCAACAAAGCTATTCAATTGTTGCATGACATTGCAAGGCAATCTGAAGCAATATTGTCTGGCATTGATCAGGCGGCAGTGCCGTTGATTTACTTAGTTGCACAAATGAATAAATCAAAGTCACCTAAGTTAATTTCTTACAAACGCGATGGCAAATTCTATAAGGTGGTGAAGAGATTATGGTGATTTCAGAGCACTTAGAACAAGCTCATCTTATTATGTGGTTTCGTAGAACATATCCGGATACATTAATTTTTGCCATACCCAACGGTGGGTTGCGGTCCAAGACCCAGGCTATGAAGCTAAAGGTTGAGGGCGTTGTGCCTGGCATCCCTGACTTGTTTGTGCCGGCATGGAAGCTGTGGATTGAGATGAAGAAAGTTAAGGGTGGCAAGATATCGCCTGAACAACAAGCTATGATAGATTATTTACAAAGTGTTGGATATTCTGTTATTGTGGGTCTTGGTGCTGAGGATGCCAAGGCACAAATACTGGAGAACCGCAATGCTAGAACCTAAAGATCGATTCGTAACAATCAGAATGCCAATTGAGTTGTTCAAAATAATTAAAGAGCAAGCCGACAGCCAGACCCGCTCGATAAGCCGGCAAGTTATTCACTTGGTTAAAGTTGCGTTGGAGAAAAAATGACCGACCGAATCGAAGAAATATTTGATCAAGTGATGGATGAGGATTGTTCCGAGCCATTGCGTCGCTTTGCCGAGCTTGTGGCCGCTGATGAAAAAAGTAAGTTTTGCACGTTCTTAATGCAATTGCATAAGCAGTACAAACACCAGCACAATCATTTCCATGTTGCTGCGGTCAATATGTGGGAGCAGGCCTGTGGCGGGCGCTGCAATGCTGAAAACAACCCTTGCGAGTACAAAGAAGCCGCAATTAAGTTAGAAAAACAAACCCCCGTCGCTTGGCGCAAAAAGGTTAACGGCGTCTGGCATTACTTTGACGAATCAACCCCTTTCCCTTTTGACGATTGTGAGCCATTATATGAAAAATATTGAGACACTCGCCGACATCGTACGCGAACAACAAGCGCGTGATTACGCTCAAGGCTACGCGTACCCGATTAAAGGCGTAGAAGCCATACTAGAGGAGCGCGGCCGGCGCTACGGTCTGTTTAAGGACCACGCGATGATCGCGCAAACGATAAAAGACATGATGAAACAAGAAGAAGGATGGGCGCGGCTCGCCCCCGATCAGAAAGAAGCGCTTGAGATGATCGTGCATAAGATTGCGCGCATCTTGAACGGCGATCCTAATTACGCCGACTCTTGGGTTGACATTGCGGGCTATGCTAAATTGGTCGCAGACCGATTGGAGGGGGTTGTGCGATGAATATATTTAAGTTTTTTGCCCAAAAGTCTAAAGATCCGGAGGACAAAATTTGTAGGTGCGAGCACATCGTATGGTGTGATATTAACGACAAATGTATGAAGGAGAAAAAAGATGAACGAACAGAAACTACCTTGCCCACTGATCGACGATCCTAAGTGGGTGTATGTACCGGCCGCATCCACCGACGTGGCCAGAACATGGGCTAAGTTTGGTTGGACTCCGCCATCCCAAGCGCGGCAGTCCTGACGTGCTTGACCATCCCGCTTAAAAAACGGGGTGGTTTACCCAAGCATAGATGTTGCTTTAACTTTAACGGCCGCAACCCTGTTTAGCCAGCCTTTACCGAATGTCTCAAAAGTATTCAGACTGCGGTAAAAATCTTCTTTGGCTTGACTAAACTTTTCAATTAGCTCGGCTTCAGGAATGGCGTTGACCGCAGCTAGGGTCATGGGTCCAATTCCGCCATCAGGGGTAGCACCTACGGCAGTCTGTAGAATCTTTGCGCTGCGCCCAACACCAGCGTTGACAGCAAAATCAAACACCAAGTAATCAATGCCGGACGGCAAATCGTCGCACTTACACGCATCCCAGAACTTGCGCTTGTAGAGCGGCTCGACCATCTCAGGAGTCAGGCTACGCATCTCTTTCTCGTTAGACTCACGCCCGACCCACTCTTCCCAGACACGCTTTGTGACGCCAAGGTTGGTCATGCCGCCTGGATCAGACGGGTGGTTAACGTAGCCGCCTTCCGATGCCAACATCATCTTAAAAGCGCTGTCCCAATTACTTTGCATTTTTAATCTCCGCTTCAGTGACTTTTTCTTTAGTTTTCATATCAATAATCTTTTCCAACGTCCTGCCACCGAAATAGAAAGACATAATTAGCATACCCCACTGACCGAGCAGTTCGACGTACGCTTTGTTTGTCTCCATATCAAACGCGCTCATCATGGCAAAGGTAAAATAGCCTGACAGAATCGCTATAAGCGTCATGGGGCGAATGTTCTTGGAGAGCCATGAGTCGGACTTCATGTCGTTCTCTTGGCGCTTGGTTAGCTCACCCTGCTCTTGCATGTCGGCTTGCATCTTGGCAAGTTCGCCATTTTGCTGCATCTGCATAAGCTCTAGCTGAGCCTTTGCTTTTTGTTCTGGATCGGGAAAGAACTTGTCTAGCACCTTCATGCCGATGCCAAGGATATCCATTATCGGTAACATATTAGAACCTCACGCCTGAAAACCATGCTTTAGTTGCTGTCCACTTGGCATTACACCAAACCTTAAATGCTTCCCATTTTGCTTTCATTTGTCCATCTCCGATGCGGCTAATATCATTCGGGTCTTAACGGATATTAAGTCCCGTGGCTCAGACTTAAAGCCTACAGCAACATAACCAGCAAACTTACCGATTTCATTAGGTATCGAAGCCCTGCACATGTAAGTAACACCCATCAACTTTGCCCACTCACCAACGGGGCTAGACGATTCAAACGGTTTACACGCTACTTCGTTGTTCAACATTGACACTACATCTGCATTGCGCTCAGGGCTGGCGGCAAAGAGGCTAACTGTTAAACCTTCAAGCTTGTGGTTGCGCTCACCGTTCGCAATAGCTAATACCGTTGTGCGTGAGTTTGTTGCAAGATTCACCTTGTTAATAACAATTCCGACAGCGCTTACCTCTTTGACCAAAGCGTTTGCCAGTGGAAGTAATTGGTCATGATCCTTGATCTGCGGCATCGAGTTGTTGGACTTAATCGCAGCCAAGATGACCTGACGGCTGTCCCATGCAAAGTATCCGGTGAAAGCAATTGTAGACAGCAGGATGACCGAAACAAGTTTAAAAGGATTGTCTACCCACTTGATCAGGTCAAGAATCTTATCTGTTGTGTCGCGCGGCGCTGCTTTTCTAGCCCTTGTTGCGGGCCTTCTAGCGGTGGCCATTACTTGTCCATTTTATTGTCAAGCTTGTCAAAAATTTTGCCAAGCATGGTTTTAATTTCGGCGATGTCGCGATGGTACTCGTCTTTGCTAATGTAGACCATCGGCATCTTACGCACGTCGTTATCCAAGCGATCAATCGCTTTAGTGATGTTGTTCAGCACCCAGCCACCGAAGAACGACGCCAAGCCAATTGCAATGTTAAAAAACATTTGTGAATCCATTACGGCCTCAACGCGTTACGGTTGTAAAAAACTGAAGGGGCTAACGCATTAGGCGTTTCTTGCGTTACTGCTTCTTTAGCACCAGTACGAATTGCACGTTGCGCGGTTTTAGAACTAGCTGCCGTATCATAAATTACATTTAGCACTTTAAGGCGTTCATTTGCTGGCAATACGGACAACAATTCTTCTGCTGTTTTGGCTGTTTGCAGCGATTCGGTCAAAGTGTCCATAACTTTACGGCCCACTTTCCTTTCTATCGTGTCAAGCATCGCATTGGTTGCGGCAACTTTAAAGTTGATAAGCGAGGGTAGACGCAACATTTTCATGTTGTCAGACAACACATCGCGCAGCGCGTCACGACCTGTTGCAGCTTGATCCGATATGCGAATGTCACGCGTCATTTGTGACACAGCGTCATCTACCGCTGACATTTGTTGGGGCGTCAACACCTTGCTCAGATCGCCCGCTTCATAACGAGGAAAACCTGTAGACTTTTTAAGCAATGCTGTCTCACCACGACCTAAAGCGTTTAAGAACGGCATGACGCGCTCGCCACCACCAGGCTGATCAAGCACTTTTATCATGGCGTCTAAAACTTTAGACTGATTGACTGGACCCGATGCCTCTGAAAATAAATTACGAGCGGTTCCATAATCAGGAACGCGCGTTTCAAAACTAGTTATGAAATCATTTAAAACGCCCTTGGCCGCCGCTTGCGTATCGCGCCCAATTCCTTTTTGGGACGGCGGCGCGTTAGCTATATCGGACAACGCGCGTTTAATAAAGTGCATTGATTCGCCGGTAATCTCTGGGATTTCAGCGGATGTTTGTTTCATAATCGGATTGCCCGCGGCGTCAACTAGCCCTGTTGGCACTGATCCGGCGGGTTTGGCAGCGCCCATAATAAATGGACGGCCTTCCATTTTTGCTATGTCAGCGGCGGCTTTTAACGTGCCTTCTGGCATACGGTCAAAAATTGTTTTTAATTCGTCGTCAATTTTAACAACGGCTTTGTCAGCCGCTTCATAAAATGGGCGCGATATTTGATCACGCATTTTGATGCTTTCAACCAAATTCGGCGTAACGCTTTTAATGCCAACGCGTCGTGCAGCTTCTTGAGCTTCTTGCGTAGTATATTTTGACCCCGCAGCACTTACTGTGCGCCCGCTTACACGTTCAGCTAACGCTTGAAACGCGGGCTTATCAATACCTTCTAGCGCTTGTGCAGCAGTTACATCATCGCCCGCACGGGTAAGCATGTTGCGCACGGCTGGCGTATTTACGCCGCCTAATGTTTCCGTTAATATATTTTTTGCTTTAAGAGAGCTACGTTTACCAATATCAAATACTTTTGATGCGCCTTTAATTACTGGACCTGCAACACCCTCAAAAAATGCGCCTTCCGCTACGTTTTGCAATGGCTCAACAATTGTTTGCGCTGTTGTTCTTTGCGGTGTTCTACCAAGCAAATAATCAGCGCCTCTTAATATTTCTTTGCTGATGCCATACCCAAGACCCGCACCAGCAGCCGCACCAATTGGACCGCCCAAAGGCAATCCCAACACGCCGCCGCCGGCCGCTCCTAGCGCTTCAACCGTAGGGCCTAACATTTCTCTTGCACCAACAGCAGTTTTATAAAGGTTAGGGCTAGTTTCAGCCCATTCAGGCCTTGCAGATGGCATCCCCTCGCCTTTAACCTGAAGCGCAGCAGCGCGAGCTTTTGCAAGCGCTACGGCTTGTTGTTGCTCAATGGTCATTTCTGCCATAATTTTCTATCCTCAGCCGGCATATATTGCCAAAGTTTAGCAATTTCAGGAGAAACCCCTGGTGGCGGTGCGTCTGCTGCGTTTGCAGATTTTGGTGAACTTAATTCTGGAACTTCAAATTTTTCGCCAATGCCAAACATTGTGCTAATGTTGTTTAGCGCTTTTACGTTAGATTGAATAGAAACTTTTGGATCAGTTGCGGTCTTTAAATAAGTTTGCAATTCGACGTTAGAGTTAAGTTGCGTAGCTGACAAACCCGTTGCTTTCATAATTGCAGTTAACAGCAAAGGACGCGTTTGTTCAATAGTGTCCCTAAAGGATTGCGCTTCTGAACCAGTAAAGCTTCCCGCCAATTGACCAACACCGCTTGCGCCGGTTCTTGCTGCAATATTTTCGTCCATACTTCGACGAGTGTCGGTAATTCCACCTGACTTAACCAAATTACTATACTCAGAATGCAAAGTACCCAACACACGGTTAACAGATTCTTTGCCTTCTTTTGCAATAACTGTTTTTTCAAGCGCTTTTTCAGCGCCTGGTGTTGCGGGTGTCATCCCGACAGCTTGTTCTGGCGGCACAAGCGTAACTACGCCATCTTTAATAACAGCAACAGGTTGGCGGATTGTTTGCTTAGGTTTAATAATAGTTGGCTGTGCAGCTGCTGCGGCTGTTTGTGCAGCAGCGTTGGCCACCGTAGGTCCTGCTTGATTAGGTGAACCGCCCGTAAAAGCATTAAGATTTGTCGCAGTAGGTTGCGTTGTCATAAGCAAACCGTTAGCGGGCGCGGCACCCGCAGCGGGGGTTTGCGGCGGCGCAGATGGACGCATACCCAACGGCACAGCCGAATTTGGGTCACGGGGATTATAAAGATAAAATCCGTTTTCGCCATCTACTCGGCTAAGTACCGGATTGGCTCTTTCAAATTCCATTTTTTCACGTTCAAGCGCATTGCGTTGGTACCCAGGCCCCGCCCCAATATTGGCTACCTGAACAGATCGTTCAGTTTGCATGAGTTCTTGTTGCAATTTACCTGCGCCAAGTGCTGATTCGCGCTTAAGCCGCTCCAAGCCACCAGGCTTACTAAGTTCGGCCATAATTTTGGCGCGAGAGTCTTCAGCGGTTACACCACGCTGAGAAAGATAGCTACCTAACACGGGGTCTCTATGGTTAGACTCATGCCACGCTAGATAATCTTCTGGCGTGTTAATGCCGGTTAACATTTCTCTCGACAATTCAATACGTTTTGCAACGGCTTCATTTTGCAACTTAGACGTTTCAGCGCTTGTCTTAATAAGTTGGCTACCCAATTTAGGGTTTGCCGCCATTACACGTTGACGAAACGCAGGATCGTTTAAATCGCCGCCTTGGGCGTATGCTTCACGCAATGCTTCGTTGCCTTCAAATTCTTGCTTTGCACCTTTTAAAGCATAAATTTGACCTAATTGGCCAAGCATATTAACGGGCTGCTGTTGCTGAACGCCTAACGCAATGTTTGGGTTGATTGGCATGACTTAATCCTTAAGGTGCGCCACCAAAGGCTACGTTAGATGCACCGCCACTGCGGTTACCTAACATATTTAACAATTGATTTTGATAATACTGATTGCTTAGGTTGCTGATGCCGCCGGTGATAGCGTTAGCGCTGCCAATGTAACCAGACGCGCGTGCGTTAGCACCGCCTAGCATCGCTTCACTCGCACCCGCGCCATACCCACCAAGAGCGTTGTACGTACCCGTGCCTAGCGCACCATACGCGCCTGTAGCGCCCTGTGAGGCTGCGCCGTACGCATTCATTGCGCCTCCGCCGGCTGCGCCCATTGCTTGGCCACCAGCGCTGCCGTAATTAGCGCCCGCAGCACCTGTCATGTTAGCGGCGTTCAACCCCACGCCTTGCAAGTTCTGATACGGGCTTAATGTGTTGCCGCGAATTGTCTGGTAACGGTTAAAAGCGTTGCCGTACTCTTGCGATGCCATCTCTTGACCAAAGCGCTGGGATGCTTTAAGAGCCGCACCGGAAATTAAACCACCACGGGCTGCTGCTTGACGATCAACAGCTTTCAAACCTTCGGACATACGGAAGCCGTAGCCTGGGTCTTGCCCTGCGGCAAATGCTTCTGGCGTAAACTCAGCCGTTGCAAATTTACCGTAGTTAGCGGCCGCTCTATCGCCGCCAATGCCAAGGTATTCCATTAACTTGTTCTGACCAGCTAAACCAGATTCACGGTAGGGCGCAAGATCGGCACGCTGTTGCTCATAAACTTGTTTTTGAAACGCTAGTTGCTTTTCTAGCGTGTCGTAACTAGCTGCCAATTGCTTATCAAGATACCCACCTTGCGCGGCTAATTGTTTGTCAAGCGCTTCTTTTTGCGCTGCAATCTGATCTTGCGAAACTCTATACTGAAGGTCAGCAGCTTCCCGCGCAGCGTCAGCTTGCGTGTCAGCCGCACGTCCTGCGGCTCTACTGGCCATGTACGCACCACCTATGGTGGCTACACCTCCGATAACTGCTGCGGCTACAAATGTCATGTCAGTACCTCTTTGTCCTTAACGATATTACCAATAGTAAACATACTGTTGGCGTCTTCTTCAACTAATTCAGCTTCAGCTTGCTCAACATTCTGAGCGTCAACAACGTGAAAGGTCATGCACAATGCGTCAGTTTCTGCATATACCGCTCGTTTAGTGCCTGGCATACTGTTGATAAGACATGGACCTGTAATGGATTTTACCCCGTCATCGGTCGTAATTGACACAGTACCTGACACAACTAGATAAAAATGTTCTTTTTTATGGACTTTTCCAACGATTGTGACGCCTGCTTTGCGCCAAACTTGGCGGCAGTACATTCCACCGTGAAACGTATGGTTGGTGGGCGGCTCGTACTGCGACATTTCTGACATCGCCGCTTGAAGCGCCTCGACCCGCCCGCGCATGTCTACGGGCTTAGCCAACATGCCGCTATAAGACACAGTCATATTCATGGCACTTCAACCCATAGCCAAGTGTCTGTATCCAGTACCCAGCCTGGGCCTGGGTCGGGGGCGTAGAAGACGTCGTTGACCAAGTCGTAGGTGTAACCAATGCCGGCGTAATTGCCCCTTAGTTTTTTAGACTGATCAGGGTCAGGCGTATTGGTGTTGGGGATGTAGTAGACGTTGCCACGGGTGTTGTATGAAGTTTTAATCCAATGTGCGGGGTCGCCCACCAAGCCCGTGTCAATAAAGTCTTGATCGGCGCGGATGACTTCCTCAACAATACCATTAGAAACTTTTGCAAAATAGGTCATGTTTGCAAACTCGCTGAAGTTGTAAAGACATGGATTGAATATCCTCCAACAAGCGAGTACGTGCCGCCGGTCATGCGTTGAGGTCCAAGGTAACGGATAGCAATAAAGCCTGAGCCGCCAGATGCGCTAACCCCAGCACCGCCGCCTCCGCCTCCGCCTCCACCTGTGTTAATGGTGCCGGCCGTACCGCTTCCGCCGCTACTTGGGCCGCCACCTGCACCGCCTCCACCCGCACCTCCAGCACCAGGATTGTTATCGCTAAGTCCGCCGCCTCCACCACCGCGAGTAACGGCCGATCCGGTGATTGAAGATGATGAACCGGCACCACCTGCGCCTCCGTTAATGCCACTGCCCGCGCCGCCAACAGCCGACGCACCGCCACCACCACCGCCGTTATCTGATGCGCTGCCGCCAGCAAAACCTTGCCCCGCAGTACCCGCACCCGCGCCTACAGCGCCAGTACCAAATTGAGCGCCGCTTCCAGAACCGCCAGTGACGCCTTGGCTACCGCCACCTAAAGATGTTATCCCGAACGCAGAAGAGTTGGTTCCATTAGAGCCGCTTGCGCCGCCCCCGCCAACAACAACAGTATATAAAGTATTGCTAGTTAAATTAAAAGTTGAGGTTCTATAGCCACCTGCGCCGCCGCCCCCGCCTTTACTATTAGCGTCAATCTTTATCGTGCCACCACCACCGCCCGCAATAATAAGGTATTCAATAGGGATTAGCGCGTTTGTGCCAAAGCCAAACGCACCCGCCGATGCTACGCCAATGGTAGATAAGCGTGGCATTTATGCGTACCTTGTTTGCGAAGCCAACACAGTAAACGCCGCGTTGCCGGTTTTAACAATGGCGTAAGTGTATGTGTCTATTGAGTTGATGTTACCGGCGTTTGGCGCAATACCGCTCTGCCATTTAGGGGTCACTGCCGAACCGTCAATTGTGACCGCGCTGTTGTAGTAAGCAGTAGCACCTTGGGTTGCCATAAACGTCACTGTAATAGTTTGGCCAGTAGCCATCAAGCTGTTAAGCGTAGCCCCGCTATTTGCCCTAAAGTTCATTGTCCAGTTGGCACTTGCATTAGTCGTGTAGTACACGATGGATTGTGTTGCCACGTCGTAATTGATTGTGCCTGTAGCGGCTGTAGCCGAAATGGTTGTAGGCTCAACAATGTACTTGAACGTGTTGCTAGTGACGTTAATTAATTGAAAACGTGTGCCGTCGTATTCCACTAGCGTTATCGCACCGGCAACGATGTCACCGGCAGACAAAGCTGTCGTTCCAAACTTGGTTACGGCTTTAACGCCCAAGCTGTCAATGTCGAGTGTGACGGCGCCGGTGTTTGTGTTTTGCGCTATGAACGAATACTGTGCGCCGGCGGTGTAGCCCTCCAAAGGGGGAATCGCCAAACCTGTCAACGCGTTAGTTCCCGCAACCGTAATTAAGTTGTTGGTCGTGGTCGGATCATTTACAGCCGGAATGTTGTCGTAGCTGCCAATCTGAACAAAAGTCGAGTCTTTCAGCACAAACTTGTACAGCACACCGCCTTCTAGCCAAATCTCAGCCGGCGTACGTCCTGCCGAATTCAACACAATTGGGTTAGTGTTAAAAGCCACGCCTGAGCGTGACGTGTAAGTTGATACGGGCGTTGTGGTACCGGCGTTGTACGTGTACAGCAGACCACCGGCCAAGGGATCGCCGTTGCTGTCAAAGAATTGAGCGCCTGCGCCAGCTAAGTAGGAAATGTTAATTGACATCAGACTATCCCTGTAATAATGCCGTTGACGACAGTCACGGTCTTGGAATCAACAGTTGTAAAGGTGCCTGTAGCGCCGCCTTCGCCGCCCCCAAGCTGTTCGTATACGGCGTTAAAAAACCTGAACCATTCGCGCGACATGAGCCCTGTTGTGGGGTCAACAATTGGCACACGCGGTGCTGGAATTTGGGTGACGTTAGCCATTTGTAGCACTCACATGTAACTCAGCGCCCATGATGGCAATCTTAACCGGATCAGTGCCTGAGATTTCGTAGACACGGTCACGCAATTTAAGCGTCATGCCAAGACGTCGCCAAAAGACGCGGGTGCCGTAACCGCCTTGGGTTCCCATTGACTGCCAATGTTCGTTAGACCACGTGTGCCCACCGTCATCGGACCAACGCAACATGACTTGTGGCTCAACATACAGGTCAATTGAGTTGACGATAACAATCTCGTCCTCAATGCCTAAGTCACCGATAGTCAAGGGGGTCAGGTAAATATGCCCAGGCACTTCAGTCACGCCCACAGCGCCTACACCGGATTCGCAATCAAGTTGCAAACTATGCTGCGCCGTGCGGTTTAGGTTGTTTGTGCCGGTGGGCAACGCGCGCCAAGAGCGCAACCATTTCTGTACGCGGGGGCCATCTGCGTAAACTTCTAAATCAAACGAATACAAGTTGCCGTTTTGGTAATCGCCTACGATGATCTCGTTATTAAATACCATTTGGCAGTTGCTGCGATGGCGACCAAAATCGCCATTGGTAAAGCTTGCACGCTCATGCCACGCTTGGGTTGCCACATCGTACACCCAAGTGCGATCAGCGGTCGGAAAAGTCAACACATAGAACGCATGACCGTCTTGCTGGTACGTGTACGCAATAGCGTCGGAGATGTCGCCGTATTGCTGAATTTGCCATTCAACGGCGTGGGTGCTAATGCGTGTGCCGGTATAACCGTTAGCGCGATAGACAATACCCCGCCCACGGGCGTCAGCACCAAGCCAAAACAGGCCGTTATCAAGTTTGGCAACCGAATAGGTAGCCGCGCATCCAATCTCGTTAAACGCGCCTTGAATGCGCTGTAATGGGAAGTCTGCCGTACCCGCGTTGTACCAAACCTCAACCGAGTTTGTGCCAAACAACCAAATTTCAGAATGGTCGGTAATGGATGACACCAACCCGTCTGGGCTGCCTTCAGCACTTGCAAAGTCAAGCGGGTCGATAGACGTGGGGTCAAGTAATTCAGTCACCCACACGCGTTGGCTGTCGGGCTCAATAAAAACAAAATAGCCACCGAGGTAGGACACGGTTAGCGCGCCTGGAAAGTCTGGATCGGTAATCTGACCAAACGCTAAAGTTGTAGCGTTGTAGACAAAACTTGGGCCGTTACACGCAATAAACAAATGCGTGCCATCATCGGCCATTGACACCGGACCATCGTTAGCCAAAGTGCCAATTGTTGTAATGGTGTACGTAGAATCTAACTTATATAGGGTATTCCCTGATGCTACATACGCATACCCGCCAAACGTCCACAGCCCGCGTACAGGGCCTGTGCCGACGGCAACTTCAAGCTTTAAACCTGGGGCGCGGTTAAGAAACGCAGGAGTATGGCCGCCTTCTGGTATAACCTCGGGAAACAAATTGATCATGCGGCTATCGGCAGCGTTAACGCTGCGAGCCACATAAGCTGATCCGAGGATAGGTGACTGCATTAATAGTTACCCGCAAAGATGTTAAAGCGCTGACGTGTGGCCACAATTGAGTATGGCAAGGACATGATATCGTCAGGGTTGTTGATGCGCTTCAAGTTACGCTTAGAAGTCATCGCAACGCGCTGCACGGTGGGCGACGGCTCAACACCAAACTCGGGAGCAAGCTCACATGCGAGGTTGTACTTAAAGGCTCTGAGATAGCCTGGTGGAAACGCCAAGGGCGTGCTCAGTAGCGCAGGTGTT